CAACATACTAATACAAAGTAAATACTAATACAAAGGAAAATACAAATGGATATTCAAAAGCTACGCGCTATGCGCAACTCTGATTTCGGTGCAATTGCTAATGCATTCGAGAAAGTCGCGAATCCTCAAACTGAAACCAAGTCATACAACGATGACCGCTTCTGGCGTCTCGAAGGTGACAAAGCTGGCAATGGTACTGCCACTTTACGTTTCCTCCCACGTGTAGAAGGCGATGAACTCCCATGGGTTCGTATCTTCTCTCACGGTTTCCAAGGTCCAACTGGTAAATGGTACATCGAGAATTCTCTAACCACTCTTGGTGAGAATGACCCTGTCGGTGAACTGAACACTCAGCTATGGAACTCTGGTTCTGAAGCCAACAAAGAAATTGCACGTAAACAAAAGCGTAAGCTGAGTTTCACTGCTAACGTCTTGGTTGTGTCTGACCCAAAGCACCCAGAGAACGAAGGCAAGGTATTCTTGTTCAAGTTCGGTAAGAAAATCTTCGATAAGATTATGGACAAAGCACGTCCTACATTCGAGGACGAGAAGCCAGTGAACGTGTTTGATTTGTGGGAAGGTGCTAACTTCAAGCTGCGTATGCGCAAGAAGGATGGCTACGCGAACTACGACGAGTCTGCATTCATGGAGCCAGCTCCAGTATCTGACGATGAAGATCGTCTGTTGGCGATTGTTAACTCTCAGCACAAGTTGTCTGAGTTTACTGATCGTAAGAACTTCAAGTCTTATGACGAGTTGAAGAAGAAGTTGTCTGAAGTCTTGTCTGGTGATTCATTCGCTGGTAAGTCTGCAGCACAAATGGCTGAACAGGAAGACCGCCCAAGTGCACCAGCACCTGAGCCAAAGTCTGCTCCAGCATTCACACCAAAGGCATCTGCTGCACCAGCAATGGATGACGATGATGATGTGATGTCTTACTTTGAGAAGATCGCTAAAGAGGAATAAACCTCTAGAAACTAAAAAGCCCTCTTGCGAGGGCTTTTTTTATGAGTATTTACTTTGGATGTATCTACTTTGAGTCGATTCTTGGTTTCGAATCGGAGGTGAAGCAACGTTAGTTGTTTTGCTGTTAGAAGTCTTTGGAGCATTGACGATAGTGTTGCTGCTACCTTTGCTCTTACCTTCAACCTTAGCACCTTCATCAGCATTGCTCTTAGATGCGTTGTAGACTTTAGAACCATCCACTTGCATAGAACCACCAGCAGCAACGAATGCTGTAGCACGTAGCCATGGGAAATCATTGATAGCTTTCATTGACTTTGGATCAATGTTAGAGAACTTCATCATGGCAGTACCGATCGCATCAAGACCAGTTGCGGCATTAGTAATACCTTGTGCACCGTTCGCCAGATCCATAATCTGATCAACTGGAGACTTCTGACCAGACACAGCAGATAAGAATCCACCAACTAGGTTACCAACACCAGCGACTGCCGTAGCGCCACCGAATGCAGCCAAGCCACCAGCAACTGCCAGAAGACCTGCACCAACAGATAACAAGTTGTTACCATCAATTGCTGATAGGCGCTCGATTGATGATGTTACTGCATCGATGATGTTAACGATTGATCCAGAGATAACAGTGATAACACCCATGATAACATCACCGACTGCTCGAATGATATCTGGAATCTTTTGAATAGCTGCAACGAATACATTCTCAACCACGTCTGCGATTTTAATAAGAACTGGCGCGAATGCCTCCATGAATGGAGCAGCGTAACCAAGTGCTTTACCGATACCCATAATAGAAAGAGTTGCAGCAGCCAAACCAACTAGAGTTGCTGGGTTAGCGAGAGCAGCCAAGCCAGAAGCTAAGCCTTGTAGGAATCCTTGAATACCTCTACCAGCACCCTTAAGAAGCGACTGTAAACCAGTGCCAAGAGACTTAAGACCTGCGCCGATGCCACCGAGTAAACCACCAGTAGCATCACCACCTGCACCACCAGCATCTTCTCTACCACCAGCTGATGAGTTGTCCACACTCTTAGATGTGTTTGCTGCGATCTGCTGTAGAAGAGAAGTTTGATCATCCATGCGCTTAGCATTCTCTTCAGTCATCTCCTTTGACTTAGAATCTTCAGCTAAAGCGTCAGTTGCTGATTGTGGTAGTCCACCAATACCAGAAGTTAGTGGAGCAGAGCTAACAGCATTACTGTTACCCAGCTGTGTTCGTTTGTCGTACTTAGAGTACTCAGAAGACAAACGATCTTTGTTGTCTAGGAGTTCTTTACCTTTGTCAAGACTCTTGAGGGCTTGGTCGGATACGTTTCCTCCGAGTTTGTCCTTCATCTTCTTGATTTGTTCGTCGTTCTCTTTGATCTGTTTGGATAGTTTCCAAGCATTCTCAAAGTTTTGTTTCATCATCGCATCAGAATCTTTGGATCCCATTGCTTTCTGACGATCAACGAACTTGATCTTCTCGATACTCTTATTGAACAACCCTTTGAAGTTGAAGCCTTCCATCAAGTTCTTGGCTAGGTTATTACCTGAGAACAATTCCTTGAACGAACCCTTGAAACCTTTTAGGTTTTCAGCAAGGGTTTTTGTAGTCTTCATGCCGTCTGCAATATCCTTGAAGGACTGAAGTTCATCTTCTCTAATCTTCTGTAGAGCAGCTGCACTTTCTTTCGCTTGACTGATCGCATCTCGTTGAGCATCAAGAATAGACTTCTGGACATCCAGAGAATCCTTTTGTACTTGAACTCCACCAGCTTGCACTTGAGAATCCATCAATTCGCGGATACTCTTTACTTGTGTGAGTTGGTCTTGTTGTAACTCAACAAGTCTGGCAAAACTCTTTGGTGATGCGGTGATTACAGTCATTACATTCTCTTCTTAGATTCGATTCTGCGTTTTTCTTCTTCTAGATACTGGATCAGCATGTGTACATAAACTTCACGCTCAAACGGTATCATCTCTTCTAGGTCTGATAGCGTATACTTGTGGTATTGCATCAGGGCAAAATTCATCTTGTAGTAGTTCGATAAGGTTTCATGACAAAGGTTCATTAAAAAAAACTTTGCATGCCCTCCAACGTCTTGTCGTGCGCTTTACCGCAGATAGGACAATTGTATTGAACCTGTTTTTTAATTCTAGGCATTGTAGCGAAGAATTTTTGGATATTCAAGAACTGTTCTGAAGTCAGGTTGTTCAAGAACTGTAGCAACTCTTCTTTGGATTGTTCTTTAGCGTAGAAAATCTCTTCACCTTGATAGATGAAGTCGATTGAGTCCGCGATAACGGCAAACACTGCGTCTAAATCTTCAGTGTTGGTCTTTTCCAACTTCTTCATACCATCGATGGTTGGATACTTCATCATAACACCAACGTCACCGAATAACTCGATTTTGTTTGTGTGGTCTGCAGACTTCTCAACTACGATAGAAGTTAGATCAATCTTAACCTTCACGATGGCTTTGTCGTTTTGTTCTCCGTGGTCTTCATCGCACGGGAATAGTAATTCGATGATTTCGCCGACAGACTTAGCGCGGATCTGAGTGAACATGTACTCAAGATCGAACGTTGCTAGGTCATCAACATCAATCGGATCCAGAACGCATGACTTGATAACTTCTTTCAGTGTATCAATCATGACCATAAGGTCTTCGCTCTGTTGAGCGATCAACAAATGCTTTTCTTCCTTGATTAGGAATGGGCGATAACGCACTGATTTACCAGTAGACGGTATCACAAGGTTAAACGTAGGTGTGTTGTTAATTGGTAAAGCCATATTATGCCCCTTTATTCATATTTGAAATCATCTTGTTCAATTCAGCAGTGCTACCTACGAAGATAGCATTGTTATTAGTAACCTGTTTGGAGATTTCTCCCTTAGACGGTTCGTCTAGTTTTTTCTTTTGTTGATGGATGTCCATTAGCTGTTGGTTGATGTCAGCCAACTGCTTCATAAGGTTTCCAACAACTTCAAATGCTCTTGGGTGTTCTGATTGTTTAGCAACATCAAGTGCGTGTTGAAGAGCAGTCTGTCCTTTGATTAGGATGTCCTTCAAGTTATTTCTAGATGTTTCATAGTCATCATCTACTTTAGAAGAAGATGGAGTAACCTCATTAACAGTAATCACCTCTTGCTGGGCTGGCATCGGTTCGATGTCAAACACCTCAGAAAGATTGTCGTCGATTTTCATTCAATATCCTTTATCACAATAATGTATTTAGAACCTAATTTTAGTAGCCCACTGTTGTAGTTGTTTCTGAGCGCCCATAACAACTGCACCAGTTGCAAAGTTCTGTAGTTGTCCGAGACCTTTCTGGAATCGCTCTTGGAAGCCAGTGAAGTTCTCTGTGAATTTGTCGATCAAGCTAGTTGTGATGATTTGACCATCAGCCAACTCTTGAGCAGGAGATGCCACCCAATAGCGATACTGGAATGTTACCTGCAGCTTCATGGCTTCTTTGGATTGATTGTCCAAGTTGATGCCAGTGATAGTTTTTGGATAGCACTCGAACAGCTTCATCTTATATTGAGTCTTATCGTTAGTGTCTTGCACAGTCACAACGATGTCAGAGATGTATCTGTCGTAGTAGTTGAACGTTCTAGTGTATGGGTCTTGAATCTGCGCTTGCCATTCGTCAAAAATCTGCTTAACATGCATACCACGATCAACGTAGAATGTCATTGACAGGTTATCGAATGTCTTGTCGTAAGGCAACTCTCGCACTTCACCGAATGTGCGACTTGGTGTTGTCACATAGTTGGCACCTGGAAGGTTGACTTGGTCACAGAACAACAACATTGTCTTGATGTTGTTCGGATTAGTTGCAGTTGGTGGAGACATCTCCACAGCGAATCTGTTTGTCTTTGCTAATCCAGTTGTCTTTATCTGTGTGATAAATTCGTTGATTTTTGCCGTCATGTTGAGTAACCGATCTTTTTACGTGAGTCAATCCAGACTTGGTCTGGTGCTGCCTTAACGAAGAATTCGACAGGTAGCAACATAGCTGTAGCCCAGTCGTTAGCGTAAATTTGTCTAAACGAAGAACGCATATTAGCGAATAGGTATTGTTTGAACGCAGGTTTTGCAGCTGCGAACTTTGACACACCGTCAATCATCTCCCATGTATACTTGATACGAGTCGTCTCGTCCATCTTGTTGTTTGTCTTATAAATCATGAGACGGTGCAACAACAAAACGCGAAGGCGATATGGAAGATAGTGAAAATTGATGCCCATGAATCCGTCTTGTGTACGCTTGTACAATAAGACTAGAGGAAACTTATCATAGTATGGTAATTCATGCTTAGTCTTCGGGTCATAGAAGAACATGTACATAAAACCAGGGAGCAAGCGAGTCGTGATCTGGTCAGGGTTTCCTTTGTAGACACTGTAAGGTGTCATACCCTGACGCCACAACATGTTTACCTGCTGTTCGAACCAAGCCTTTGATTGACGTGCTGCGTCTGGGAGGTTGTACTTGTTTCTCTCGAATACATCGAGCAAGTTGACCTGCGTGGGGCGTTTTCTGAATGACTTTTTAGGCATATTGATTATTTAGGCTTAGCCAGTCCAAGTTCATACTCAGTAATAATCTTAAATTCCCATCCACGGTCTTTGGCGTATTCTCTGGCAGCTGCCCACTTAGCTTGGTTCTTAATGAACATGTACGACTCGGTTAGGTATTTCTTTGTTCGTTTTCCAGGGAATTCTGGAGGGTGGCACTGCTTGTATGGTTTCACTTCAATCAAGAATGTCTTTAAGACATCATCTCGAGTCTTCACCTGAATCTTAAAGTCGATGAAGTAACGGTGAACCTTGTTATCTGTCGGACAGCGGTATGGAACGACGGTTTCTTCTGAATTCCACTTAATGATGCTTGGGTTCATGTCGCACCAATTTGCAAACTGAGTCTCCCATGACGACCTCATGATGATATTTGTGGGATCGCCAGCGTATTTTTCTGGAAACGTCGGAGAGAACTTTCTTTTGTGGAACATAAATAAGTCTTAGGAATAAATAACCACTTTTATTTAGGTTAAAGGCTAAAAATGGCTGATAGTAGCAACGCAAGAAGAGACGGTGAAACGTCAAAGAAACCATGGACAGCGTCTGAGAAGGCGAAAAGTGCCAAGGAATTCAACCCCAAAGATGGGGTGTATGACATTAAGAATTACTGTTACCCAGCAGACTTAATGACGCCGATATATGGCGGGAACTACGCCATTTTCTACATTAACGTTTCCAACGATTCTAAGCTGATCAAAGACAAGATCGCCGAAGTTGTTCTAGACTCTAAGGTTGAACCACGTATGCGTGGTGATTTGATCGGTCTGCAGATGACGAAGAACTCTTTGATGGGAGCCAACGCCACTGTTAACGCTATCACTAACGTGGGTAAGGTTGCTGGTAATGCTGCTGCTGGTGCAGCTGCTGCCGTGGCTGGTGGCGCTGGTAAATATCTGGCAGGTGCTGTTGGTGGAGCTGCTGGTGCAGCAACTGCTGCTGCTCCCGCTATTGGTATGCGTATTGCGGCGACTCAAGCACCTGATGCTACTCGCAGCCAACGTAGACTTAAAGCTGCGATCGCCCTTCACGTCCCTAACCAACTGACTGTTCGTTACGGTATGGTCTGGTCAGACGAAGACACTGCTGACATTCAGATGGCAGAGGCTCTTGGTAGCGACATTTATCGAGCATTGACAGATAGCGATGCTTCTAAGAACTCTGACTTAACTGGCAATGCTGGTGCAGCTGCTGCGAACTTGATGTTGCGCAAAGGTCCACAGGCTGGAGCTAACTCTGCTGCTCTTGGTATTGCAGCCAACCCAAAGAAAGAACAGGTGTTCAAGGGTGTAGACTTCAGAACATTCTCATTCGAGTATCAATTCTTTCCACGTAGCCAAGAAGAAGCTAAGAACGTATTGGAAATTGTCCATATGTTCAAGATGCACATGCACCCTGAGTTCAAAGACTCTCATAACTTCGTTTACATCTATCCTTCTGAATTTGACATCTCTTACTATAATAATGGTAAAGAAAACTTGAACCTCCACCGCCACACATCTTGTGTGTTGACTGAGATGACAGTCAACTATACACCAAACGGTGCGTTCTCTACATTCGGTAATGGTATGCCAACGCAAATCAACATCTCTATGACATTCAGAGAACTACAACT